GTCCGGGCAAGGTTGTCCTGGACACAGCATAATCATACTGTTCTTTCAGAGACTTGTATCGGATACCCGATTCATGTTTCTGTCCAGGTAACGTAACGGTCAATACTCCTACTGTCATATCGTTGCCCAGGTAATGCCTGGCAACTTTGAGCCGTTCCTTCATCTCGTGGGCTCGCTTTCCAGCCCTCTTACCTTCGCAGGTAGGGCACGCGAGCCAACGGGCGCATTTGTGCTTCCAGGCCTCGTCCGGTCGGCCAAGCCACGCTCCTTTACAGATCGCTAAACCTGTCGCACTGCCCGAACTAAAAGTCAAATCTTCCCTCTCCGTTCACGTTCGAGGCGGCAACATCTGCCGCATTTGATTTGGTGTGCAGTCGACGCGATGTGCCTGCCACACTTACATATTTTCCTCGGCTTTTTCCACGCCATAGACGTAGCCAGCAAAAAATAACTTTTAGCAAGTTCGGTATACAAACAAGTAGGAAAGTTAACTTTCCCCGTAATACACTAATCCGGCACCAGCGCCGATTAGTACTACGGCTGCGATTTCATCCACAAGTGGTAATGGATCAGGGACCATTAAAATCGCAACACCAGCACGTATCATTCCGCCACCAACGAGTTTGGCTCCTTCCTTGTGAATGGTGCGCTTTTCGCCTTTCCGGCCCCCCGCTACCTTTTGCTTCCGTTGCCCTTGCACCTGGGCAACGGGAAGGCCAGTCGGGGCCCCCCGGAACGAAGACGGCGAGGATAAAGGAGATGGAGTGGAGGTGCTGCGAGTTTGGCACTCTACAATTTGACCTCCAATTTCAAAGTATGAATAATTCATTCTACCCACTCCTCGTAACACTGATTACAAATACAATGATGAACAGTGTAATACTCCACTCGAGAAGATTTCTCCTTGTCAAAGAGAACATCCTGAGCACGAATGTCAATATCGTCCGATCCACAGGAATCACAGACAGTTGACATCAATACCGCTTCCGATATGTACGCTTACGCTTTAGCGGTGCACGAACCAATTTCTTGGTTGACTTACGTTTGTTCGTGTATCGGTAACGCATGAGCTTACCGTTTCGACGAAAGGTTTTGCCGTAGTTGTACTTGGCCATCAAGCACACACTCCAGCAGCCTTCTCAGTGACGAATGCTGTTGCTCCGACAAGGTGGCCGATCGCAACCAATATGAGATACTCAATTCGATTATTTTTAAGATGGTCAAGGACCACCACAATTTTGGCTGTTGCTACAGCTGCTTCAGTTGTTGTCGCTGGTGTCATAATATCACATCTCCGTCATAGGTTCACAAAGATAACCACGGTGATTACCTGGTATCAAATCAATTTGGATTCGCAAATTTGTTGTTTCATTTGGTACAAAAGTGAACTTCATCAATCCACATGGGAAGTTTCCACCTTTCATTCTGGTTGTTCCACCAATCGTGGTACCAGTAATAAATTCAAGATCATGCAATTGCATTCCCGACCCTTGATTAGCACCACCGGGGTACATTGTGTCGGTATGAACACCATCATTTTCAAATGGATATGGTGCCAGATTGTTTTCAGAAATCATATCTGTCAAGACATTATCGTCTTGTGTTGTACCTTCGTTGAACAAAGCGGCCATCCAATTCTCTGGAGTTGGTCCATTTGCATCAGCAGCATCGTCAGGCGTGTTTGGGTCCGTAACATTCGGAAGCCCACGTGAGGCTGCATAACCTTCAATAAGAGATACAGCATTCAATGAGGATGCACCTCCACCGGGGAACGATGCACCAACTGCAATAACTTCAAAATTGTTAACACCAGATGTACCATCGGTTTTAGGAACAACAAATTTCGATGGTTCCCATTCTCCAGGGACAAAAGATACTGGAGGTAGTTCTGCATTATATGGCAAAAGATTTGCACCATAACCTGCATTATGATGACCAGCATCAGCGAAGATCTTGAAATCCAAGAACTTTGGTCGAACCGAAGGTGTCTCTTCCAAAGCATTTCGGTTCATCTTGGTCCAAGAGCGCATACCCTTTTCCCAAGCATTAGACAAAACCCAAGAATTTGGAAGTTTTTCAACTTGAACAGTTCCTGTCCCTGTTGTCAGAATCTTAATTCCTGCAACAGCCCAATTAATTCCTTGTCGATAGAATCGACGATTGACCAAGCAAGCAATTTGGGAAAGGTCGCAGTAAAAACTGCCAACTGTTCCGCCTGTAACTGCAGGTGTAATCAAACTAATGGTTTGCACAGCAGGCTCAATTTTATTAGATCGCTTCGAGTATTTTCTCTTCGCCATACCCATCGGGTAAAGTATCAATCTTATATTGATTCCGACCAAAAGGCCTTGATAATCGGGGATTTGTGTACATAAAATCTTCAATTTCCCCGAATTTGTGCTTAGGTGCCTTAAACGGCTTTGTAACATAAGCAACCTTTGACGAGTATTTGATAATCTGATCTAACTCGTGCGTGTCCGCATAATCTAACGTGTAACGTGGGCCGTAGCCAAGCCTGGCTAATCCTACATTTGTACGTCCCTTGTTTTCTTTTTTCATCAGCAAGTTATCGCCATCAACAATGTGTCTGCTCGTCGATTTCAATCGATCGAGAGGCTCAGCTGCATAAAACAGAGAATGCATGTGTACATTCCACCAACTCTTCTTGTTGTTGTAGGTGAACTCCATAAAATGAGTTCCACCATCTGCACCCAGTCCGTAACCCTGACTGTTCTTTCCGTATCCTTTGTGATCCGGCTTACCACATAGCAACCTGTTCATTCCTCTCATCGAATGCCATCCCGGAAGTCCGGGCAAGGTTGTCCTGGACACAGCATAATCATACTGTTCTTTCAGAGACTTGTATCGGATACCCGATTCATGTTTCTGTCCAGGTAACGTAACGGTCA